TGCGGGCGGTCAAGGACAAGGCCGAGAGCGCTTCCGCCGAACTGCCTTCCGCCGGCACCCCTGAAGGCACCACGGAGGAAACCGGCAAGGACTCCACCGGGGAAACGCCGACCGGAACCGTGTCGGAGGAGCCCGCAGCCAAGGCCGTGAAAGCCAAGGCCAAGAAGGTTACCGTGAAGGAGGCCTGACCATGCCAGCCCTATACGCCGGCAAACGTGTCGGCAAACCGTTGATGAGAAGCCACACGTACAACGCCATGTTCAACGGCAAACTCGTATGGCCCCTCGACAAGGACACGGTCGTCTCCATCAGGATCACGGACGACAAGGGCAGGACGTTGCCCAAGTCTCTAGCCGTCAACGGCACCCTGAAACTGGGAGCGAAGGCCACCTACGCGGACGGTCATGTTGGCGATCTGCTCACCACCAATGACGTGACGTTCGCGAGCAGGGACACTTCCACCGCCACGGTTTCGGGCAACACGCTCACGTGGCGGCATGGCGGAACCATATTGGTGACGGCCACGGTCAACGGTTTCACTTCCGCCGCCGTGTCCATCAGCGCGGCCTACGCGCCCGAGTCCATTCAGGGCCCGCTCGCACTGTTCGGCGACTCGCAGCTGATCGTGGACTCGGACACGAGCCTGACCAACATGGGCCCGTACCCTTCGGGCGCGAACCCGGGCACGGCCACCAGCTGGCCGTCCGACCAGTCCAAACAGATCGCGTCCATCACCGGCCTGAGGGTCATCGACCTGTATTACGGCGGCGCGCGCATCGCCCGCGACAAGACCGGCTGGCAGGGTGGATGGGCCATGCAGTCCAACCGTCTGGCCTCGCTCGTCAAGGCCGACGCCGCGAACACGCCGGGAGTGATCGTCATCTACGGGTTCTACAGCAACGATTTGCACGACGGCCTGACGGACACCAAGCCCGCGACCGACCTGTCGAAGATCGCCGCCGCATACAAGGCGAAGTTCGACGAGCTGAAGGCCAAGTACCCGCAGGCTCGTATTCTCTACGCGCTCCAGTGCATGTTCAGGTCCGCTGCGACTGAGGCCAAGCCGGTCATGACGGGCCTGCCGGCCGGCACCATCATGACCAACAACTTCACGGCCCTGCAATCCTCGGAACGAATCCTGTTCACCGAGACGACGCTGGGCGTGCCGGTCATCGACGCGACCGACGAAGTATGGGCGCTCGGCAGTGGGTTGACCGTCTCCGACATGATTCACCCCACCGCGGAGGGAGCCGTCAAACTCGGCCAGATCCTCGGCCGGCACATCAAACAGGCCATCCAACAGTAACGTCCTCCGTCAGACGTACACACTGTTCGAGGGCAAGGGTTTCAACGTCGCCCGCGACTGGTTCGACTGGATGCCGGACGGCGAAAAAAATGGGTACATGCACGACAAGGTCCACCCTAACGCCAAGGCAATGAATGTCGCCGCGCACAAGATCCGCGAATAGGTCAACACGCTTTCAGGGCCGAGGATTGAGGGCGAGATTCCGGCATGGAGCGAATGATTTTCATGGCATGTCGGATTGCCGCTCGTGTTCGCCGCCTCTGACCACCCGTATTAACCAAGATCAAAGCCCCGCCATGTGCGGGGCTTTTCCATAAAGGAGATGTAATGTGTTGCAAAATTTTCTAGCCGGGTTCGGGGGAGTGGGTGGCGCGTGCGCCCTCATCACCCTGCTGCTCAGGATATGGCCGGGCGCTTTGGACGCGCTGGCGACCGGATTGTATTCGCACGTGCGGCCGGAACGCCTGCCCTACGATTCGCCGCTCTCGCAGCATTTCGCAAAAACACGGCAGCTAGGCGAGCGTACTGAGAAATTCGATGGACGGTTGGACGAACTCTGCCGCGACACGATCAAAAACACGATCATCAGCCTGATCTACGGCGACCAGTCGCACGACCATTCAGAGGCCGTCAGATACGAATTGACGAAGCTTGAGAAATTGGACGCGCAATGCTGGATCATCTCGGCCGCCGAAAAATACTTGGAGGACAGGCAATGACGCATCTCATGATCGCAGGCGGCATATACCTGCTACTGCTCGCGCTCATCATCATATTCAATCATGGCGCGCACAGGCATTGATTTTCACACAGGTTTTCAAAGCCATCCCATTCCGGGATGGCTTTTCTATTGCCCCTTGACTCGGGGCGGGAAGGAGAGGATGTGGGAATCCTCAACAAAGGCAAGCCGAAACACGGACGCCTGCACCGGCGCGTGGGCGTGACGCTGTCCGCGCTCGTCGCCGCGGTCTCCATGGCGTTCGCCCCGGCGGCGATGGCCGACATGCAGGGCATCGACGTGTCCAACTGGCAGTGCGGCATCGACATCGCCAACACGCAGGCCGACTTCGTTGTCGTCGGCACCACATGGGGCACGGGGCAGGTGTATAACAACTGTCTCGTGTCCGGCGTCAACACGGACGCCAACCGCATGATCGCCCAGGCGCAGGCATCCGGCAAGAAATTCGGCCTGTATCACTACGCCATGGGAGGCAACCCGGAGGCCGAGGCCCGGTTCTTCTACACGAATACGTCGAACTATTGGCGTCACGGCATCGTGGCGTTGGATTGGGAGATGGACGACAACCCCGCATGGGGAGACTGGGATTGGGTGCGTCGATTCATGAGTGAGTGCGAACGGCTTTCGGGTGGTGTGCGCCCATTGCTGTACACCGGCCCGGTCGCCGGCACCATCCCGCAAGACATCCGCGACCGATACGGTTTGTGGATCGCCCAATACGCGAACATGAGCCCGACCGGCTATCAGGCCAATCCGTGGATGATCGGCGCGTACGGCGAGGCCATGCGCCAATACAGCGGCACCGGTGTCGTCAACACGTGGAGTCCCATCGACCTCAACATCTTCCGTGGCGAGGCATGGCAGTGGGATCTGTACGCCAACCCGGCCGGCGGCTCCACGCCACCGGCCACACCGGCCGCGCCCGCACAGCCGAGCGACCCCCAGCCCACTCCCAACACGGGTGGCATCAGCCACGTCATGCAATGGGGAGAAACCATCTGGGGACTCGCCGTAGCCTACAACGCTTGGCCGTTGTCCGCATGGCACACGCCAAGCGGTGACATCAACCGCTACTACGTGGGCGACGTCGTAACCTACGGCGGCGGTTCCACCACGGCCGCGCCGTCCAACGGGGTTTCCAAGACCCTCCAGTACGGCGACACCGTGTGGGATTTCGCCACCGCGCACGGCTACAGCGTCAGCCAATGCACCGTACCCTCCGGCAACATCAACGTCTACTACCCCGGTGACGTGGTGACCTGCCGCTAAAACCAACCGATGCCGCCATTACTCCCGATGGCGGCATCACCACTATTTTTTTGATCGGAGCAAAACATGACCGACAACACGCCGGACACCCAACTCGAAGAAATCACGGAAACCGGCACGCCCAATATTCCCGACCATACGGCCACGCCGTACACTCCCGTGTTCAATGACACGGTGCGCACCGTCATCTACGTGGTCACGCTCGTCGCCTCGGTCATCGGACTCGGGTTCATGAGCTTCGGCTCCCCCGAAATCGGCGGTTTCATCAGTACCGCCGCAGGCATCATCGCCGCAGGATTCGGAGTCGCATACAACCCCGTACGCATGGCCGGCAAGTAGCCGCAGCGAATAAACACCGCCCCTCCATCCGGCATAACGCTGGACGGAGGGGCGGTTTTCGCGTATTCAAAACCAAGTTCAAGCCCATGGCAAAGGAACACCGACCACACGGGCCAAGGCATACGCCAATGCAAGCGCGACTATCAGAGCGCAGACCGCGACGAAAACGTAGTCTCCTAGCAGACATGCTCTAAGGAACAATGGATGCTCCCGCGCGAACACCCGCATTCTTTCACCCCTATTCTTATCCAGATGCGTCGAGGTCGCACAGTCGTGGAACAGGTGCATGAACGGACGCCATCGCGCCATACGCACGAACTGGTCCGCATCAGCGACATCATTCGATTGCTTGGCTTGAGGCGAATCCAACGGATCGTTTTCCTCAACCACTTTCGCCGCAGCCACGGTCTTGCTCGCATCCGTGGAGGATATGCCGGATACCGCGTCTAGGTCCGCGTCCGGCGATTCCACAGCGTCGAAACCGGTGTCGTCATAATCCGCCATGTCAGATGTCGGCCCCGTGCTTGCGCAACCGTTCCATGCGTTTTCGAACCGCGGCCAGCGAGACGCCGAAATATGCTGCGGCCGCGATCATCCCATCGTTCTTGACTTTCTGGATGAAATCGTGTTCGGGCATGAGCAGCGCACCGGCGAACTCGTCCGCGTAGAATTCGTGGATGTCGTAATCGTCGGAACGTTTGTCCATGAAAGCGAAATCGTTGTCCTGCGCTATGGTGACTCGTTCCACGAAATGCCCCAGTTCGTGTGCGAGCGTGAACCTGCGTCTTGTCTGTGGTTCGGTGCGTTCCGTGTAGGCTCGGGGCTCGCTGCTGTGTTCCTTGACTATCATGCCGCTGACACCTTCGGGAAGCTCACCGGTGTAGGGCGTGACACCCATGGCCTTGCATATGCTCACGATCTTGACCGGATAGGAGTGGTCCCAGTAATTGTCAAGGGTTTCTTGCGCTTTGCGGCGCGCATCCTGCCACAGTAGGGTCATGACTTCTCCTTCCCAGTATTGACCTGATATCCTATATGTTCAACGTTAACAGGAGCTCAGGCCCAGGCATTCCCTCGCATAGGCTTCAACCTCACGGTTCTCTTCATCGTCACCGATAAGCAGCAGCCATGCTGCGGGAATCTCCCTACGCACGTCCTCCTTGCGTATTTTTTTGATAAGCCCTTGTGACTGTAAGAACATGCCAGTCTGGCTTATACGCTGTATCGCCGACTGTCGCCTTGAGGCAATCAGTCGTCCGTTATCTTCGCGCTGTAGGGCCTCATGGCTGAGGATTCCCATGCTGAACTGTTCTGCAAGATGCCCCCACCCGCGTTCGTAGACACGGCTCGGCAGACCTTTGCGTTGGTTTTCCTCGGTGGGCGGCCAATCATAGGTGATCTCGGCCATAGTGAGCATCATGGCGTATGCCGTCATGTTGGGCGTGGGGTTACCTCGAAACATGGTGAGGAATTTTCCTTCGGCTGATAGGCGCATGACTTTTTGTGCGTTACGGTATCCCAAGGTCTCCATCTTTCCTCCACGCCTAGCGGTAATCTGGACGCGGAAAATGTTGCATCGTTTTCCTTTGTGCCTCTCGGTGTTCCAGCACCGGGAGGCGTTTTCTTTTATGTCTACTACCATAGCACGCAATATCTCAGCAGCAATACTTTGCATTATTGCTACAGCCTATCTGATGGTATTTCAGCAGCACTAACCTTATATAGGTAATAAACAAGTTATTGATAGAGATATATAACTAGAGCGCTTCGCGGATTTTTTCCCATCGGCAATCACCGTCGATTTTCGCCACGCCGAAACCGTTCCGCAGCCCAACCCGAAGATTTGTTGGAGAATGTTGGAGAATGACATTCCTAGACGCCGGAAATCTTACCCGAGATACGATGAGACCCCTTGCAAACATTGGCGTTCGCAAGGGGTCTCAATGTCTAATCAGCGGGCGTTTCAGCACACCTTCCACATCCAGTTGTGCGGGTCCTCGACTTCGCCGAGCTGGATGCCGAGCAGCTCGTCGCGCAGT